GCTGAAGAAGTAAAAGTTACTCAAGACCGTATGAACGATATGCTACAACAGGCTCAAGACCTTTGAAGGGGGTCTTTAGTTGGTTAAAGGTAAAATTGTCAAGAAGGGCGTAAAGGGTGCAATCAAAAAAGCCGGAGGCAAAGCCAAACTTGGAGGAGGCGCTGTCCTGGCTGAGAAGGCGGTCGATGTTGTCGACAATCCGTACCTCTCGGCTGCGGAAGGTGCTCTTATTGGTGGTGCTGTTGGTGGCGTGCCGGGTGCTATTGCCGGGGGCCTCATTGGTTTCGTGCTTGCAGATGGCGAGCGAGTTACTCCTATTGATATGATTGCAATTCCAGCATATCAGTACTCTGCAATGCTTCAAGGCAGAGAACCTACATTCCAGATTTTTATTAAAGAAGGCGAATTGATTGCGCCCGTTTTACCTACGGATATGATGCAATCAGTTCAAGCACTAGACTATGTTGAAGCCGTAGTAAACAAGCCAAAACGCAAACTTAACTCATGGCAAAAATACATCAAGCAAAAGAAAAATCACATTAAGTTCAAATCCGGTAAAAACAAAGGCAAACTCAATTTGAAAGCAATGTCTAAAGCATTCAAGAGGGGGAAAAAATAGATGCCTATAGTAACTATTCGTGAAACACTAACAGGAACCTTAGACCCGGATATTGAAGGCTCTCAATCTTCTGGATTAGTCCAAAAGCGAATTAACTTGCCAGAAGGAAAGGCTTTCAAAATTCTTGCGATCCAAGGATTTGATGACAATATGGAAATAATTGGAATTAGAAACCCAGAAACCAACAGTGCTTGCACTAGAGAAGTGTATGTAACTCCTTTTCCTATTGTACCTACTAATATGCAATGGGGTTTTACTTCAACCATTAGCGCAGCCTCTAGTGTCACAGGAGTGGGCTTACTAGCGGGGGATAACGCATGTCTATACAAAAGACTAGATGCAACTGTCAATACATTTACTGAAGAATTACCTCAAACAACTGGTTACTTTACAGAAGAGTTTCCTAATCCAAATGTTGCTACTTCTAATCCTTTTACTTGGTACACAAACCATGTGTATCTAACTATGAAATACAACTTTGACGAACTAGCGCAACCTGTTGATGTTAAATTCTCATTTTACATTCAGCTCGAAGTCAAAAATGTTTCATCATTGGTTAGCACAATGGGTACTTACAAGGAGATGCTTGAAGCACAATGCCGCTCACTTTCTAGTACGCTAAACTCTATTTCACCTGCGGGTGACGCTGCTGGGCGCAGCATGCCAACATGGAGATTTGGCGGAATAAGGCCAGAGATAATGATTTCATCGGCTAATGTGTTACGCTATTACAATAGGGTAGCATCTCGAGCTTACCAAGATATGGATTCGATTAGTGCATTCCGATCGAGGTACAAAGAAGCAGTTACTATGGTTGATTATGACCAAGCATTTGGCGATACATCGACAAACATACCAGACTGGATAACCTTGATGAATGTCTCTGGAGTTACTTCTGGTGTAATTCGACCATATCCACCACCTGTAAAGTTCAGTGGCAATGGAAATACAGTAATGTATGATGCTAACGGATTACCCGCAACAATTGTTACTTGATCGGGTCAGGAACTTTAGTTGGGTATGATTCCCAATCGCAAATTGTACAGGCTTTGTTAACCTCAACAATTTTCGACGTCGAAACATTGTGAATTACTCTGTTTTCTGATTTGTATTTAGTAACGCACTTGGCTCCGCACTTAAAACACTTCATGCTAACACCACCAATATACTTGGAAATGCAGCTCCACGCGAAACTCCATATTTTAGTCGTCTATTAATCATCATCATGCGCGCACCTGCTTCATGCAACAAACGATACCATTCTGTCGATGAATCATGCTTTAACAACATGACAACAGTTAGCCCGTCTTTGTTTTCTTTAATGGCTTTTTTTACCCATGGCAAAGGATTTGAATATGGTGGATTGACAAAAGCACCTACCGACATGAGTTTATTTGATTCTGCACCCCAATTTACAATTAGACCGTCATCATGTGTATCTGGATGATAGTCAATTGGACATGGATCGTACCAAGTTTCGTCATCCAATGGAAATATAGATTGAATCCATAAGTCGGTCGTATATTTATCATGCGAGAGTTCGATGCGAGGATAGTCTTGTTTCATTTGAAAATCCTCCTTAACATAATTCCAAGCTCGACAGCAAATAATTCTTCATTTCTATTTTTTAATCCTCTCAATCTATACACAGCATGGTCGATGATTGTTTGAAAATCTTCATCTTCAATTTCATAATTCAGGTCTTTATCTAACAATTTCTGAATTGCAGTTTGGATAAACTTCGATCTAACTCCTGCTTTTCTTCTTGTCTCTAATTGACCGACTAAATGAGCCGGTAAATAGACCTTAATTTCAGTTTTTTTAGCCATAGGGGGGTCGTCTCCTTGTATGGGGGGGGGAGGTAGTCATATTTAGAGGGTGGGGAAACGGCTCACTGCGTGGCAGTTTTGCCTTAGGCATCGGCCCACTTGTTCAAGATAAGGATTTGACTATGTATATTAACTATAATCTGGGACATCCCATCATGGCAAAAAATGCTGGAGATATAATTCTCAGGGACAGAATGGAATTTGACTTAGATTCAAATGGAGATAGAACAACAGTTTACGGACGAATTGACTTATCAAGTTATATTTCCGTAACTGAAAAAAAGGGATTGGCTGTAAAGCAAATCTTCTTTCAGGTACGAGAACAATCATCAACTACACTAGACAATACGGGCGTTTGGGATTGGATGGTTGCAGATGAAGTAGCTGATGCTGGTGGTCACACTGCAGCTCTGAAAGTTTACGCTACCAGTAGGGCCTTTGAAAATGCGGCTAATGTTGGGATCGCAAGTCCCGATGTACTATGTTTGAGAGAATACATTTCGCAAACTAGTCCGGGCGTTAATGGAACAACTGATGTAGGTACATCTTACGCTTATACAGACCGTTTTTATGGCCCAATGGACTTGCATCCAGAAGGTTACACTTTAGTTTCCGATCTACTAATTGGTGTTGCTGCTGACCGCTGGCTTGCAAACGCTGACTCAACCTTAGAAATTGATATTCTAATTATTGCTGAAGAAGTAAAAGTTACTCAAGACCGTATGAACGATATGCTACAACAGGCTCAAGACCTTTGAAGGGGGTCTTTAGTTGGTTAAAGGTAAAATTGT